TGGTAGTTTGTTTTTTTTCTATATAAATCGATTGCGAAATACAATAAGTCTTACCTCTTACCTCTTACCTCTAAGTCTTACCATCCCTTTAAGAACCATTTCTCCAAAATAAACAACCAGGAACTACCAACCCCTATAATTACAAAATATAGAAACCATTTAAACAATCCCCCTTAATAATATTAATAATATGAATAACTTCCGTATCTGTATCGAGTGCTTAAAAGTGAATGTCCCTGTAAGTTATCCTAAATGGCGAAGGCGATGTATCGATTGTTATATAAAGACCCAAACTCCAAAAGGTTTATTAATCAATATAAAAAAAGATATAAACCAAGCAACAGATAATCCGTAATGATTTCAATCCCAATAAATAGTAAACTTAGCGTTCAACAGGTTAATTACTTAATGAATAGTCAAAAACAATTACGAGCGTTGTTTTATATTCAGGAAAAACGAAGAATGAGAAAAAAACTTGATTTAGAAGCGATAACAAGACACACTAAATCTAACATGAATTATGTGTTAATAGATATTAAGAAACATTTTATAATTTGATATTTTTTTTAGTTAAATAATCCTCTCGCCTTTTTTTGACTAATTTATTATGTGCCTGTATTTGGTTGTTAGTTATTATAGCGTTTAAAATTCCAAAACTTAATCCAGATAATGCCCCCCAAAATAATGTATTAATAAGGTTCATTAATATATTATTATTATTATTATTATTCAAATACTTAATAATTTCATATTTTTGTATGACATTATTTTAAATTTAATTTATAATACCGGTTTCAACATCAATTACCAGATCGCGATAATATTCGGTGAATACCATACAATCAATACTTTGTAATGAGTTGTTTGTAAAAGATACATTTACATTTCTGCTAGAGTTTAAGTCTGCTAAATTAGCGCGACTACAATCTACATAATATACGCGGTAATTATTAGTCCACATATCCTGAGAAATTAGACCGCAGGTAATACCAACTTGAGAACCATTAATGTTGTTAAATAAAAGCGATTGTTGTAAGAAATTCTCAAAAGAATATGACAACACGTTTTGAAGCACGTTGACACCACCTACGGAGACGTTCAGATTTATCAGACTAATTGGCCCCGTTTCGTTAGGAGCAATTGAGAACGGACTTAATAAAGGAGAAAATGATGTAATTGAAGTACCAGAAGAACTTAATCCATGAGTAGAGGCTGAAATAAACGGTATGATAATAACCGATTTAATTTTAGTTACTCCTGATTGAATGAGTTGTGAAAATGTATTTCCTGCACCAATATTATTAAGTTGATTAGAAAGAACGGAAGTGAAACAGACTGTTTTACTACGATTTTCCGATAAATAAGGTATCAATTTATTGGGCTTAAGCTCGATTTGGGGAAAATAAAACCGGCAATTGTTCATAAAATGCGAGGCTCCAGCAGATGCGAAATTGATAGTTGAACCATTCAAACTAATACTTGTTGCTGGAGGAGTTCCAATAAATAATCCTGAAACAATACCAGTTGCTGCTGTAGAACTTGGTAACGTTTTTAAAGCGCACTGAATAAGAGGACAAGTATTTGTAAAACTGATACCAGAACCTGATGTAATCATAAGACCAGCAGAACCATTAGCTGCTGAAGCTACGGTCCCGGTGTTGACGTAAATGCGGAGCGTTGAATCCATGCGTTTAGTGAGGGGTAGGTTTTTGAAGCTGTCGAAGAGGTCACACAATCTAATAATAGCTATATCATACCAAACCATATAATATGAGTTTAATACGGTATAATATGGTCTAAATTCTTTAACAAGATTAGTAACATTAGTTATAACAGTTGTGGAAGTTGATGCCGCAGGACCAACCATAAATTGATTGTTTGATATATCTGTAGAAATAATTCGAGATAATCTTGAATATAAACCGTTGTTATACGCCGATTCATATTCCGCTCCAAAAGCACCTTGGTCACCCGCATTAGAAGAACCAGTTAATGCGAACGGCGCATTGTTACAAATCCCATTACCGCCAAGAGATCCACCAGAAGCAGCAGCAGTTCCAGGATACGACGTTCCTGAAAACGTAGCCACTGCTGAACCGTTAAACCTTGCTGATTGCCAGTTATCTAGCTGACTTCCTAAACCAAGAGTAGGACCCAATTGTTTTAAATCTGTTTGTGACATATCGGATAACATTTTATAACTGATATACGCGTTGACGTTTTGCTGATATTGTTCTAGTTGTTTACCTGACCACTGAACATCAGCCCCTTGTATAAGATTCCAATAACCTGGTTTCATAGCGGTAGAATAAACAGAACCTGATACAGGTGCTACAAGAGCGGGAGTTGCCCCAGCCGTTCCTGAAGTATATGCTGATACCATCGTAATAGGAATTGCTAAATAACACTCGCTGGGATTAGTTAATTTTGTAGAGTTGTAGATGGATGTGAGGTCAAATTGAACTAAAGAAAGCGAAGTATTAGTATACGCAGAATTATTGATGTCGTTGATATATTGATAGTTTTTGGAGACATATGGCGTTTCGATCGACGAATTCTGAACTATACAAGATTTTTCAAACTCGAAATTATCAGACATTTATAATATACTAAAAGATAAAAAAAAAATATAGATAATCCTAATAATGACGAAATCTATTTTTCTTAAAAAAAAACTTATAAATTATATTATTTTCTATCACTAATTATATATGGACCGTCAAACAAAGCAGTATTTACGTCAATCTTCTGCGGACAATAAATTATTGTTACAAAATCAACAAAATTCGCCAACTAAATTTTCTAGAATATTACCAACATCTGGGTATTTATCAAAAATAAATAATCAATTATTAGATTATTCTATTATAGATAATGACTTTCTTTTAAAAAATCAAAATATAAGTTTAGAATCTAATCCGTCTAATATTCCATTAAAAATATCAACAGCAGACCAAAAATTATTAAAAACATATGTTGACAATCTTCCTAAAAATTATCAATTTCAGGCGGAAGATGGGTCAATTAAATATCGAAAATATCAAAGTCCAAACGATGTTCCTAATTTAGAAGAAGTTAGCCCCGATATGATAGATTTGTTAGCAACTAGAAAAATGCTTGAAAATGAGCGAGATGACAAATTAAGAGTATACAATAATAATTATGATATTTGTTTAGACAATATACAAAAATTAAATCAAGACTTCAAACAACTTGAATTAATGCTAAAAAATGACAAGATAAATTATGAAGAGTATAAAAAAAGCGATGCGAGAATTAAAAAAGATTTAACTAAAAATCAAAAAGGTTTAATAAAAATTTCTAATAGCGCATCTAAACTTAATAGTGAATTTAATATTAAACTTGCTGACTATGATGCTGTTGTAAAAGAAGAGGCCGATATAAAAGCGCGAAATCTTCAAAAAGCAAACGCTTATCAAGATATATTTAATGTTTATAATCAAGGTGCGATGTCAACACAAAAAGAAAATTTTGAGACTGAACAGGAATATTTAGATAGATTACAACAATTTTCTGAACAATTAGTTCCAGAAAATGAATTGGAAAATGCTAAACAATACGTTTCAAAATTATTTCGTCAACGAATGAAAGATTTAATTTTACCTGATGTTATTATTGAACAAGTTGCTAATTCAGTTGACCCTGTATCATCTGATTCAGTAAATAATAAACAAAGATTATTAAATAATTGGGCTTATATCAAATCTAAATTTTTATCTACTTATGGATTTAATCCAAAAATGACTGCGGACGAGATAGTTGATTTTTTTAATTTCATTTCTTCATTAGGTATCAGTAAAGGAGTTAGACAACCTCAACCTCAACCTGTTAGACAATCTGAACCTGAACCTATTAGACAATCTCAACCTGAACCTATTAGACAATCTGAACCTGAACCTATTAGACAATCTGAACCTGTTATAGAATCTCAACATGAACCTGTTATAGAATCTCAACATGAACCTGTTATAGAACCGATATCTCAGAGTGCTAGGAGTAGGAGTAGGAGTAGAAGTAGGAGTTTTATTAATCGTTCTAACGAAGAAGATACCGGGTATAATATTTTTAGAGACGTTGAAGGAGAAAATTTACAAGAAGAAGATTTACCACGAACTGTTGTTCCTAGGTTTTCGAGAGTATTAAGAGAATTAGAAACAACATATACACCTAAATATACATCTCAAAATATTGCGGATACTTATGAACCAGAAAATCCTATATCAAATGAAATAGTAACAAAAAATACACCTCTAGATGTTCTTATTCAGAATGTTCCAGTAGTTCCAACTAAAACGAAAAATAAACCGACAACAAAAGTTAATGAAGTAAGAGGAGGTATTTCTGATGATAGTTATGTCTTGTCAAGACCAGATTCAAGTGAATATGTAATGTTTAGTTGGGCAATTAATAATAGGGATGATCCGGAAGTAAGATACTATATAAAGGATTATGGAGTTTTTAAAATGACCTCCTTTAATCAAGGTCAACAACGTATGTCGTCAAATGAACATATCTCACGTTATTTAGGTTTAAATGATAAAGAAGGTAAACATCTTGGAAGATTATTAGGAGGGACAAAAGGAATAGCAACAAAACCACAGATGCTTGATTTTTTAATGTCGAGTTGTGGATTAAATGCGGCGACGTATGGTCCAGAGGTGCGTATTCAGTTAGCACCAACATACGAGGAGTTTAATAGATTATATATAAAAGAACCAGTAGATAAAATGATTGGTTCAAGTTCAAAAGAAGGATCCGGAATCGGTGTCAGCGCGAATGATTTTCCCAAGTATGTTCATTTTGGTTCTGTATTATTGGAATTAAGAAAACTACATCATCATAATGAACTCGTAATAAAAGACCATCGTAAATGTGCGATATATGGATTTCCAACTATTAAAGTTTCAGACAATTTTTCAAATATAATTATTAATATGGTTCATAAAAACGAACCTTCATTTAGTGATTTGTCAAGATTAAATTCCCACGAAAAAGAATTATACGATGTTCTTATAGCTTTAGCAGGATTGAAGAAACGAATATATAACACTCACGACAACACAATATCAACATTAAAAAATAGATTGAATTTATTAGAAGGTGAAATTGAAATCGGAAATAATAACCCAAAAATATATAATGAAATTAGAAAAATATTATTTAAATTACATCATCTAAAAGTAATATCTATGAAACAAGTTCAAGGACATTTAAAACAAATAGGTTAATTTTGTCAACAAAAAATTAAAATATAATATTAATATATAATGAAAAGATATTCGAGAAAATATGGTGGTTCTACATACGCTCAACGATTAGCAAGAAGAACAAGAAATACTTTTAGACCAGCATCTAAATACATGATGGGAGGATCTACATACGCACATAGACTAGCAAGAAGAACCAGAAATACTTTTAGACCAGTTGCTAAGTTTCTAGGTCCAATAGTTCAAAAGTTCGGTCCTGAGTTGGTTGATATGGCACTTAGCAAATTAGCAGGTAAAGGTCGCAGATATACTCGCAGTCGTTCAGGAAGAGGATTTTTTGGGGATTTAGCGCGTAAAGGTATTAAGAAATATGGTTCTCACGCAATTTCTGCCTTATCTAATAAAGCAAAGAGTTACGTTGGAGACAATTCGATGGCATCGCATTTCATAGATAAAGCGGGTGATTATGCTAATCAACGAGTAGCAGGCATGGGTCGTAGGAGAAAACACCGAAGATATACGCGAGGTCACGGTTTCTTTTCTGATATGGCGAAAAAGGCAGCTAAGAAATACGCCCCAAGTGCTATCAATATGTTAGCAGCAAAAGCGAAAAGTTATGTCGGCGATAATTCATTAGCATCTCAATTTATTGATAAAGGTGCAAGTTATGCCCAAAGTAAAGTTGGTTCTGGTCGTAAACGTAAATCTATGAGACATATGTTGAAATATTCCAGACATAAAAGAATGTCTAGAAAACGAGGTGGTGCTTTATTTGGGTCTGCTTTGATGCCTGCGGGTTATGGAATGAGTCGAGGTAGAAGAGGTAGAGGTATAATGTCAAGAAAACACAAATCTAAAAAACATAGGTCTATGAGACATCTTTCTCGAAAACATCGTTCTAGAAAATGCCACAAATCAGGTAGTGGAACTCGTAGATATAGAGGACGCGGAATGATGATGACAAGGAATTCAGGATTAACATACCCTCGAGGATAATTTGTCTATATCTTAAATAATTTTTTTTATTCTTTGTTAATAAAAAAAATTATATTTTAATACCGCAACTTCTATCGAGTAATCCGTATAACATTAATTTTAAAATCATATCATTTCTTCGAGTATCCGTATTAAATTTTTTTATAAATGTTTGGAAATCGTTTTTAATTTCTCCTTTATTGGATAAAATCAACGCGATAGAAAACCACCCGCAACAGGTAGATTCTTGGTCTTGTAATTGTTCAGTATTATAAATAACTTTATCATTTGGGTCAACCTTTAATACTTCTAATGGACAGATGATACCGAAAGGGTCAAAATAAAATAATGTATTATTCCTAGTTATAAAGGATACCCAATGGGTTCCAGGCAAAGCACACCCATTTTTGTCAACAGAATTTTCCATATTCATAATATACCAGAAATTCTTTTTAATGGGAGGTAATCTATCTTTACTATGACACCCACCAAAATTTTTTATATCTTTCAAGATTTCATTTATTTCACCGTTATTTAATCCGTTTTGTTTACTTAACTGTTTAGTCATTATACTAATTAGATAGATAAAAATGTCGTAAAATTACTCCTGTATTTTCTGTCAGGAGGTGCTGAGAAATCAATTATAAAACACTGCCCCTTTAAAGCGGTAGCATCATAATACGCTTGTTTAATTTTATTCTTTTCTTCACCCGATGAATGATTACGTAAAATATTCGAAATAGTTGTGTTATCGTTCATTCTAAATAAAACCAACATCATTAAATTTCGGCGAATTTGAGTTGGTATGTTTGTATAATTTTGTGCTAAAAATAACATCGTAAATCCATACTTTCTCCCAGAATTAAAAAACTTTTGAATTTCTTTTAATTGTTTAGATGTAAGATTAATGACATCATCGAATATTATTAATTTTTGATTTGCTTTATCTGAGTCATTATATTCTGTTAAATTTGGAAGTTTGTCGACATCATCGATAATCTCTATACCTTCAATATGTTTCTTTAATAAATGTAATAATGCCTCATCTGCTGTTGACCCGGTAAAATATATAATCTCAAAAAACACATTATTTTTTCTATTTATAAAATCAACAACCCAATTACTCTTACCGCTACCAGTAGGGCCAATAACCCCTATAGTTTGACATGGTTTAATAAAATGCTGATGGAAATTTATGTCGTTTTTGTATGAACACCCTTCTCCTTCTTTTACTGCTAATTTAGTGTAATCTGGAATAATATCGTCCTTAATAGGTTTTATGGAAACCCTATGTTTTAAAATCGACTTTGGTTGTTCATAATTATTACAATCATTAAATTTAACTCTTGACATTTATATATAAAGAGATATTATATGGATGAACCAATCCCAACTGAATATTTTACAGATATCGCCTATAATAGTCAATTTTATACTCAACCTAATGGTATTTCTCTTACTGTAGGAGATGAAAGATATTTAAAAAGAATTGTTGGAAACCATACGAGTAATGCTAGTTCAACCTCATTTATAAACTCCGTAAATGTAGGAGGTCTAAATTCGACAAATACAATCACTGGACCCCTTATTTCAGCATCAAGTATTTCAAATACAGGTGATTATGTAGGTTCTTTATTAAATTTAATATCAAGTCCAACTATAGATACTATTGCGATTGGTAATGGAGCAGGACAATTCTCTCAATACGACAACGCTATTGCTATAGGGTTATCATCTGGTAATTATTCACAAGGACGAGACGCTATTTCAATTGGTCTTGAAACTGGACAATTTTCTCAAGGAACCCACGGAATATCTATGGGATATTGGGCAGGTAGATATTCACAATCTGAAGGTGCTGTTGCGATTGGAAGTCAATCTGGAAATTATTTACAGCAATACCAATCAATCGCTATTGGTATTCAAGCAGGATTTACGAACCAAGGACAAAACTCAATCGCAATTGGTAGTCAAGCAGGACAAACTAATCTGGGTCAAAACAGTATTGCTATTGGATATAACTCAATTTCTACATATTCGAATTCTTGTGCTATAGGGATGGATGCGGTTTCAACAGGAAATAATAATATAAGTCTTGGAGGAACAATAAACGAAACCATAAATTTAAACGGGGATACAACAATTACAAAAAATATATACGGTCAAAATTTGCTAACTAATAATAATAATAATATAAATGGTTTAATTTCAAAAACAAACCGAGGTGGTGATGTTTATATTGGTACGTTAGTAGTGGATTATTTAACATATAATCTTACAGGTAGTGTATCAGGCGGACGGTTTTATTCTATGAGTTGTAGTAGTGGGTTCGGTGGTGTTATTAATATAATGACTCCTCTATTTTTACGAATTACATCATCTGTTGGACGGTCTGGATTAACAACCACATACTATACATTTAATGTTTCAGTAACAAATATTAATCTTGTAATTTATAAAAATAGTTCATATTATTCAACTATTGCGATGTCGAAAACAGTTAATAATACAACATTTGATATTATTTATGATGGAACTACAACAGGATTACAGTCATTTGATGTTTACGCGTATATGACTCCAGTTTATACTCAATTTACATTAGTACCAGATACACTTAATACAACAGACAACTATGATTTTTATGTAACAGCAGACATCGAGTATACTTCAAATGTTACTGTTCCCTATACAAGTGGGTCAAACTCATTTTATTTATGGGCGAATACGAGTTTTAGTGGCATTAGTTTTTTTAGAACTGGTTGTAATTTGTCAGTAACACCAGGAATAGGTGGAAATACTGTTCCTGCTGAATTATATACAAGTACAGTATGCCCTTTATCATTTGGAACATCATACACTAATATACTGAATTGTAATAATATAAAAATAACTGGAATTATATCAAAAGAAACTGTAGTATCACACGATACTTCAATATATCAATCCTATTTAACAGTTCGTGAATGTGGTGTATATCTCTTTAATTCAGCAGGTGGAGTTTTAGTTATGTATCCGATATATTGTCAAATACCAGCATATAGCAATTTTACAGGACAACCACTAACAACTCAAAATTTAAGTAGTTATAATGTATCTAATAGTGGAGGTGCTGGTGTTGGACGATACGCAGCATTACCTTTGGGGTCTAATGACGACGCTTATGTAATATATCCAAATTATGGAATTAAAGTATACTCGTCTACTAATTTTGTTGGACTTATTATAGATTTTTATAATAGCACCTCCAAGTTAAATATAATTAGAGCGGTGACTAATAATACTGGTAATAGTTGTAGAATATATTATAACGGAGATGAAATAATATCATATTAATATCTCAATTAAGTATATATGGATTATGTTTTTTTATCACTTGTTGTATCAACGGCGTCAGGAGTAATTTTAGCGACTTTAGCAGCTTGTCGCGCCTCAAAGTGTACGAGTGTAAAATTTTGCGGAATTCAGGTAGATAGAGATGTCCAGGTTGAGGAACATATTGAGGAACATCAGATCGACCACAATATTAATACCGAAGAAAATAGAAAAAAAATAAACATATAATATATAAATGCCATCATATAATTTACTATTAAATTCATCAAACAAAATTAATAAAAATACATTTCAATATAACTTTATTAATGGTAATTTAAAAGTCCCTGAAGATGCTGAAATTTCTTTGTCGCAAGTAACAGTCCCATATTCATTTATAAATGTTTCTTCACAATTAGGAAACAATACGTTTCAATATTTTGTTCCAAATTCAAGTAATGTTCAAACTGGATATACTGTAACTTTAAGTGATGGATTTTACCAGATATCAGATATCAACACAGCACTCCAAAAAACGATGTTCGCAAACGGACATTACTGGTATGCGGGAGGAACTGTTTTTACAGGTTCCATTTCTTCAACTACTTTAACTATGAATCCTACTACACAAACGACCCAACTTGTTATTGGTTCTACATTATCTGGAAATGCTATAACAGCGGGGACTACTGTGACCGCTCAACTCACATCCACAACATACACTGTATCAGTAAGTCAAACTGTTGCTGCTGGAACTGCTATATTATCATCTCAAGGAAATAAACTAGCACCATCAATCATTTATCCTATAAATCTATCACTCAACACATCATTATATACTACCACTATTACAAGTAATGTTATACCTGTAGCTTCAGACATTCAAAATCATTTTGGTTATGGATACGCGCGCTCAGCCGGATATGATTTTACGACCGCTTGGACGGGAGGGTATCCAACAATAGGGACTACTTGTGGGTATATTGTTATACCAACAACAACTTCTTCAACAACTACAATTGGAAATCTATTAGGATTTACTGCGGGTAATTATCCATCAACAAATACTGGAATCGCTTCTACTGTGTTACAACAAGTCACAAATGGTAATTCATTAACGGCAAGTCCTCCATTCTCAATATTAGCAACTCAAGTAAACGGAATTGTTCTTCTTTGTAATTTAGTCGAAAATAATATCGCTATGCCATCAACAATTCTTGACAGTTTCCCAATAAACGCAACTTACGGAAGTAACATAACATATTTACCAATTTCAGACAACGCTATGAAAATGAAAGCTGGCACATATTCTAATATGACAATCCAATTTGTCGACCAATCATTTGACCCCTTAGATATGCTTGACCAAAATGTTTTAATTTCATTAATTATTAGATTTCCAAAAAAATAAACATAGATAGTATATGGAACAAAAATTTACATTAATATTAAATTCAACGAATGTTGTCGGAAACTACAATTCACAATATAAATATAATTTTATTAATGGTGGTTTTAATGTTTCCGAAAATAGCGCTATAGCAGTTAGTCAAGTTATAATACCCTATTCATGGTTTAATATTTCACAATCCGTTTATGGAAATGCGACCTTTAGTTATATTTGGTATTATGGTGCAGGAATCGCAAGAACATATAGTGTCGTTTTACCAGATGGTAATTATACAGTTACCGACATAAATAATTATCTAGAACAATATTTTATATCACAAAATCAATATTTTACAAATGCTTCAACTGGAATGAATTTATATTATATTAAATTAGTTTCAAACGCTACTTACTATACAAACCAGTTTTTATTTAGCCCTTTACCAAGTAGTTTACCGACAGGATATACAGCCCCACCCGCAGGATTTAATTATAATAATTCGACAAATTATGGTTATTCATCAGTAGGATATACACCAAGAATACAAATAACCTCAACCCCATTTGGAGCCTTGATAGGTTATACCATCGGAACCTATCCTTCAACATTACAAACGGTGTCTTATTCCCAATTAGGTAATACAATACCAAATATAAACCCAGTTAATAGTTTAGTATTAACATGCGATATTGTGTCTAATCAGTGTACAACTCCATCGAATATATTAGATTCTTTCAGTTTACAAAATACAGGTTTTGGTTCAAATATTTTATATAGTCCATCTTATGAAAAATATATTTCTATAGCACCAGGAAATTACCCTTCTTTAACATTATCCCTTTACGACCAAAATTTTAATTTAATTAAATGTAATGATATAAACTTAATGATACAAATTGTCGTAAAACTTGGAAAATTTAGCATACCAAAACCTTATAAAGAAATAACCCCAATAAAAAAATTATTTAATGATGAAGATAAAAAAGAAAATCTTATTATATAGTATAATGCCTCATAAGAATATACATTTAATGGGTCGCTTAAGAAGTGTTCATAAAAATTTAGTTCATCACGCCAATAACGCAAAACACGTATTCGGTTTAGGAGCACCACAACGTCGAATGATGGGCGGTATGGTTAAAAAACATCACTCGTATGAAGAGGAAGGATGTGGAAGAAAAAAACATCGTCGTCTAGTTCCATTAAAATTTAAATACTAATAATATAATGTGCTTTAGGATAATCGAAATTATTCCAAGGAAAAAATACAAAGTTTATAATAAAAATACCGGGTTTGTATATTGTTATGCTACCTCATTATTTATAGCGTTAAAACAAGTTAAATTATTAGTTGTTATAACACGAGGTCGAGGATATATTGGTTAAATATTAACTTTTTATTTATTTATTTACTTATATAAAATGCCGAGACAAAAACAATATTATGAGGAACCAGAGGAATATTACCAACCAACAAGAAGACTTCCAGCACTAAAAAACCCTAGAGTTCCAAGGCGACCAGCAAGACCTGTTTATTATTCATCTAGTTCATCAGAGAGCGAAAGTTGTTCTGAATCAGATTCGGATAGTTCGGACTCAGGTTTTGATGAACCCCCCCAATATAGGAGATACTAAGTCCATAATAGATTACGTGATAAGTTATTCGGAGAATAGGGATTTGTTTTCCAGTTTCCCTTTATAGCGTTACTTCTTTTTAAATAATTCTGTTGCCTCCTTTTGTCTCGATGATATGTAAAATCTTCATATCCTGCTTGACCGAAGTGTATCCAAAGATTTTTTATTGGGTTGTATATCATATACTTCTTTTTAGGATTAGTTGAGAATGTAATAATAACATTTTTACCAAAGAATTTTTTAGCGTTTTTGTAGACAATTTTTGGGTCAGACATATATTAATACTCGTTAAAATAAATTATATTAATCTATTAATATAAGTTATAATGGATTGTTTAGACAAAGTAGAAAAAAAAGTTGTTGACAAAAAACCACGTAAACCACGAACTCCTAAAGCGGGAACTGAAGAAATTACATCTAAAATGGTTAGCGACCAATTTGATAAAATGTTTTTTGAATTTAAAAAATTGGAATCACTGATTTTTAAACCACCTTCTATTGTTGAGGAACAGACGGAATCTCCGATTGAACCTGTTGTGAAGAAAGTTCGCGCGAAGAAATCAAAACCTTCAACTTCTTCATCTGATATTCCTGTTTGCGAATAAGACTAACTCTAATCTTATTATCGATATACCATTGTTTTCTGTATTTTTTCATCCAATCGATTTTATACTGTTCGCTACAATACGCTCTGTTGACATTACAATTATTACAGTTAAGATTATTTAAATAATTTTGTTCTATAATCATTCGCTCCATTTTATCGTTACACAATCTGGTTTCAAGTATAATCATTTTCCAATTTTGGAACCCTCCTGTATCGCGTATAGTTTGATATAACTTAACAGGATATTGTCGACAATTTTTATCGTAACATCTCGACTTATGTTCGCATAATCTCCTAGTCATATTAGTTGTAGACCCGACATAATTATAATCATTTTCACCTAGCAAATAAAAGAAGCGGTAGAAGGTTATTGGAGTAGTTTCATAATTTATCTTAATTCCCATTCTGGAATAATCTGGAATTTTTTCTTTAAGTAAATATTTATTTAAATACTTATTTTATTAGTTTTATATTTTTCTATTTTTTTCTGGTAGTTCTTAAAGAAGATTAAGGTCTGATTTTTAATATATATATTATTTAATGGCTTCATTTCATACAAAAACTTTCTTAAAACATGATGATTATATGACACCAAAATATGCTTGGGATAATATTAAAGATTTTATTCCAATCGATAAAGTAATATGGGAGGCGTTTTATGGAGACGGAACTAGTGGAAATTATTTAACAGAATTAGGATTTAATATTATACATAAACCTATTGATTTTTTTGAAAATAATTTAGGGGATATTATTGTATCAAATCCACCTTTCAGTAAAATAAAAGAAATATTAAATCGATTGGAAGAACTCGATAAACCGTTTATAATTATATTACCGTCATCAAAAATTAACACTTCATATTTTAGAAAGTGGAAAGATAAAAATATACAAATAATAATACCTAGAAAGAGAATTCATTTTGAAAAACAAATAAATGGAGAAAAACCTCCTAAGTGTAAAAACGCATGTAACTTTGATTGTTTTTATTATTGTTATAAAATGAATTTACCGAAAGATATTGTTTGGTTAGAATAGAAGTTGTTGACAAATAACAACAACCGATTTTAACGGCGGAACTCTGTGTCAACAACTCTTCT